TATCAGCGTCTCGTTGACCCGATTGACAATTCCGAGGGCATTTACTGCACGGTCTTTCATCGGGAGCTTTCATCGAAGATTAGTGAGATTAAGCCTTACGGCAAGTTCGAGCTTATGAACGGTTACGAGGATTATCCAGTAATTGTAACTCGTCTTAGCGAAGCCTCTAAGCGTCTGTATGACGTTCAGAGCATGGCCGACATTTTGCGCGGTATTCAGTGGCAAGTGAAGATTGAGCGCGATAGCCGCACTGACCGTAACTCGATGGCTACGATGCCGCCGATTATGCACCCTGTTGGTAACGCTCCGAGCGACTGGGGACCGGGACGGTTTGTTCCGTATCGCCGTGGTGGTGAGTTCCAGTTCGGTCCTACGCCGCAGTATAACCCTGGCTCTGTGGAAATGGAGCGCACGCTTCTTGATGTTGCCGACCGTCTCGTTGGCCTTAGCTCGAATGACCCCGCTTCCGCTACGAAGCGTCAGTTTATCCTCGATAAGTTCTTGTTGCACATTCAGGACGTTATCAAGATGGCGTTCAAGTGCTACCAGCGGTTCGGCCCTGACCAATTGTTTTTCCGCATTACCGGCGTCGTTGACCCAATGCGCTTAGACAAGGGGAACCCTGACGAGAATTACGATATTGTTATCGGTTATGATGTCCTTAACTCCGACCCCGAAACGCAGGAGACAAAGCTGAACCAGCTTGTTAGCCTCATGCAACTTGACCGTAATGGACGTATTAACCCCGACGCTCTCATTGACATTGCGGCTAACGCTATCGACCCGATTGCTGCTGACGCGATGTTGCAACCTATTGAGCAAGCGCAACAGCAAACCGTCCGATTTGTTACGGATGACCTTACTAAGATTTTTGCTGGCATCGAAATGCCTGCTCGACCGAATGGCGCACAGATTGCGCTTCAAGTTATTCAGCAGTATGCTTCACAACCAGACGTTGCACAGCGTTTGCAGCAAGACGAAATATTTGCAGCCCGACTCCAGAAGTATGCAGCGCAATACACCTTCCAGATGCAACAAGCGCAGAACGCTCAGATTGGTCGTATTGGGACTCAGCCTGCTGCTATGGGTGATGTTAACACTCAAAGCATGGGGGCTTGATATGGCCGAAATTGGCAACTACGACGAAATGGTTGCTCGCTCAAGTGCGGAGCAAAAGACGTTCTCTGAAGACCTTTATAATCAGATTGCGGAACACGAAGGCGTTAAGCAGTATGTTTACCTCGATACTGAGGAGAAGCCTACTATTGGTGTCGGCTTTAATTTGACGCAGCCGCATAACCAGCGCATCATTAAGCAAATGGGGTATAACCCACAAGACCTGATTAGCGGCAAGGTTCGCCTGACGGAATCAGAAATTAAACGTCTTTACAATGAGTCTGTCACTCAGGCGTTTAACGACGCTCGTAAGTGGTTGCCTAACTTTGACGAGCAGCCAGCAGACGTAAGGAAGGCTTTGATTGATATGTCTTTCAATCTCGGTTTTACCAAGCTAAACAAGTTTGAGAAGACCCAAGCTGCCTTGATGCAAAAGGATTACAAGACCGCTGCGGCAGAAATGCTTGACAGCAAGTGGGCCAAGCAAGTAAAAGGACGAGCACAGACTCTTGCCTCAATGGTTCGCAAACGCTCTAAGTAAGTTATGAATAGTTCAAGCGAGCCAAAAGTTAGGGTTTTCCCAACAAAGCATCCATTTGTTGAAAACAAAGACGGAAGCAAAAGCAATGTTATTCTTGCGAGCTTTGGAATAGGAACGAAAGAGAATCCTAAGTTTATTGTTGTCCCAACAATGGTTGACGGTAAGTTGTATAAACCACAAGAAGCTATTGAAATAGCTAAGAAGTATGGGTTTAACCGCTACCCCTCATTCAAATCGCAAGAAGATGCCGATAGCTGGGCGAGAACCAATCATGGCAACATTGACGAAAACGGCTTTCTTACAAAGTAATGTCCCTCGAAAAATCCCTCGACCACCTCTCTCACATCACGCAGTTCGCTGACTTCCTTGAGTCAATTAAGGATGAGCGTGAGTCTTGTATCGCGGCTCTGTTTAATGCAGAGCCTCATAAGATGCAGCAAATTTCGGGACAGATTCTCGCTTACGACCAAATCCTAAAGATGACTAACGCAGAGGAGATTCTCTTTAGGAATAAAGGCCGCTCGCTTTAAGCGGCGGCTAAGAAAGAGAATAAGTAAACTGAAAATAAAAGAAACCCCTTAAAAGAAAGTGGGAGTGTGAGGGGGATTTTGAAATCTTGTCAAGCCTAAAGTTGGTTGGCTTGCAACATAGCAATTACATGAGTCGGTGGATTAGCGCGGGAGTAACGAAAGATTTCGTGTTCCTCAATCACTAGCTCTCCAAAGGGGTGCATTTTGGCGTGTGCCGCGTTGCCCCTGACCTTGACTCGGCGCATTGTTTGCGCGGCCTTCCAATGCTCTGGAGCTATCCAGTCATAAGAGGTAGGCTTGCGGGGTTTGGGATTCATTGAACTTCAAGACTTTGCACATAATAGCAAATAAATGTCAAGTAGCAAAAAAGCGTGTTACAATGACGTTATCGCAAATCGCTCAGGCGTTCAAAGAGAGCGTTGATAACTATGTCTAATGAAGTTCTAACACCTAACGCTGCGGGTGAAAAAAGTGCAGTGGAAAGCTCAGACAACCTTGCGTTCGGGATGTATGCACTCCGACGCCGAGGTGGTAAGACGGAAGTTCAGGGGGAGCCTAAAATCTCCACCGAAGTAATTAACGTCAAACCAACAGAACCGCAACCGAAGGCGGAGCAGGAGGATAAGCAGGTCGAGGAAACTCAGCCTGAGTCTCAGAACGACACCCAAGCGGAGACCGTTACTGAGAACGAACCTGTAAGCCAAGAGGAAGCAGATGTTCTTTCTAAGAAGGAAATCGACCTAGAGTCCATGTCAGAGGCAGAACTGCGGGAGCTTGCCGACAAGCTCGGTAGCCGCGCAGTAGCTCGATTCGGTGAACTTACCGCAAAACGTAAGCACGCCGAGGAACAGCTTAATGCCCTGAAACAAGAACTAGCGAATCGGGAATCGCAAAAGAATCCCTTGGAGACTAAGCGGATTGAGAACAATCCGTTTGCCGACATTGATAGCGTTGAGAAATTGCAGGGCAAAGCCCGTGAAATCGACGAGGCTATCGAGTGGGCCGAAGACGTTCTCTGGACTAACGAGCATCTGGCAGCAGACGACATCGTTGCGACAGTGGACGGCAAAGAGATTACCAAGGCTCAGGTGCGTAAAGTTATGCGCGATGCTCAAAAGGCACGCAAAGACTTTCTCCCAGCGCAGCTCTCTGAACTCCAAGCCCGTCAGCAACGTGCCTCCGCCAAGCAACAGCTTAGTGAGGCCATTCGGACGGAACTGGATTGGATGCAAGGCGAAGATAACGATACCCGCAAGCAGTTCGAGATTCTGCGCGAAAGCCCGCTTTTGAAGCAAGCTATCAAAGCAGTCCCGGACCTTGAGCCTTACATGGAATACATGGTGGCTCACGCG